AAAAAAATCTCATTTCGGCTAATGCGAAATTAATCTTTTGCGCTAACTTGTGCTTGAAGACGTTTTTATCTTTTAAGTCCTCGATGTACTGAGCTAGTTCTGGAAGGAACATCGCGAGTGCTAAGTACTTTTGTGCTAGTGTTGGTTGTTTCATAATTCGCTTAATTTAACCCTTAAATCCTTAATAATTTCTTCTGCTACTTCTATAAATTTAGGAGTATATTCATGACTGAAAACTACTGTTGATGGATTGTTACCGTAATGTTCTACAAAAACAAAATGAGACACTTTTCCGTTATGTCTATCCTTTAAAATTTTTTTATATCGTTCTAAACTTTCTATCTCTTCTAATAGCTTAGATGCTCTTTTCGCTGCTTCAATATCCATTCTACTTGTTTTTATGTTTTTCATTAAAATCAACTAACTTTTTATTCAGAACTCCTACTTTGTCTACAAATAGATCAGCCTTATCGTTGAACCATTTGACATCATTATGGAAATCATTTACCATTTCTGAAATTTCTTTTTCGGTTCTTCGCATTGTTTGAAATAGATAGTCATAACTATTAAACCAACCACAACCAAATAGAATCCAAATTTAATTGCATCTAAAAACGTTGTGAAGTACCATTGTTTGTCGTTATTATCTCGCGTGTTCATGGTTTAAAAGTTTTAGTATAATACTCATTAAACGTATCTCCATGACCATGTTCTAAAAGAGAGAATGAACCATGATTGTAACAACTTTCTAACTGTTGCTTTTCCATTTCTTTGGCTTGGTTGACTGCAACTAAATTATCAATCTCTCCAATTAATAAACCTTGTGATTTTAGTTTGTCTAATAACCAATCAACCGATGTTTGTTTCTTACTTTCCATACCCATCAATAAAATTACTAATTCTTTCAATCGTTTTCAATTCCAAATCTTTATTGAAATTATTATCATACACATACTTTCGAACCTTTGAATTTTGCGAGTAATTAACCTCTTTACAAATAGCTGAAATTGTCATACCTGTACGTTCTACAAAGTCCTTTACTTTTATTTGAAATGCTTGTTTCATTTTGACTCTTTTAAAATTTCAATTCGTTTATCGTATAAATCAACTTCACTTTGATATTGTGCGTATTCTAATAACCATTCGTTATGTTGCGCTCGTTTCATTTTAAAATGCGCTTGGTTTCGTAAGTTGGTTAAATTGTCGAATGTGTTTTGTGTTTCGACTGCTTTATTAAGTTCTTTAAGTGTATCTAAAAATGCGTTGTAGTTATTGTTACTTACATGGATATGTGTCATTGAATTATCCATTTCAGAAAGCAATGTTCTATAATTACACTGTTCAATAAAATCCAAAGCCATTCTAGTAAGTTCTTCTATTTCTTGTTTTTTCATAGCTTAATATGTTCCGTCGTTTAAGTGTCCTTTGTAGATTAGTTTTTCTTCTTCATATGTAGTACATAAAAAAATAGTATTTCCATTTAAATCTGTAAATGATTTTATTTCTTTCATTTCACTTGGATTGTTATAAAATACTGAGCTCCATATTCCTTCAGCATCTAAAAAACTTGTAAACTCAATACCTTTACTTTCTTTCTGTGGTTCTTCACCGATAATAATTGCTTTTCTTTTCATAATCTTTTTGTTTTGTCCTGCTAATTTAATAAGAATTTATTTAACTGCAATACTTTTCTTCCAATCTTTTTAACTCAGCATCGAGTTGCTTATCTAATAACTCAGCTTCAATCAATGCAATATCAACCCATTCTTGAACTGTTTTGATATCTGGTACTGTTTCGATATATTCCTTTTCGCCTTTACCCCTATCTTCTTTTACTTTGATTTTCTTTGTAATACCCAAATCAATTTCAGTATCTCTAGTCACAACCTTATACCACAATGGGCATATATTATTTTCAGGTCGATAAGAACAAAAGATATTCTTTTCTAGCTTTTCATTAACTACGAAAGCATGAAGTACTTGGTGAATGTTATCACTTGGTATTTCATCTTGGCGTATTGTTTGAGTGTGTTTTTTAGAAGCTGGTGCTTTAATCTCGCATTGAATAGTTCCATCTTCGTTTATGCCGTCTGGGGACAATCCGATAATTTTGATCGTGTCATGCGTAATAAAACCAACTTCATTAAACTTAACGAATACTTCACGGCTTAGTTCTTCACGTGCAATAGGTTCTAAATCAATGCCACGTTGCATATCAAATGAAATGTAACCATCTTCTTCATCATCAAAATCTTCAATCATTTGACTAATTAAATCATTCAGCAAAGTATCTGATTTAACAAATAAACCTTTTGCTAATGTGCCACCTATTACGCCTTTTTTAAGCATAAACCAATCTTGTGTGCGTTGTTCTACGTTGTGAATTTTCATATCATTTCTTGTTTAACTTGTTCGTAATATTCTTTCCAATTAAATCCAATTCTATCATCTTCAATAAAAGATAGTATCTCATCAACTGCTATTAAAGCACATTCTATTGAACACTCATGTTGTCCTGCATAATCATCCATACATCCACTTTGAGCAAATCGGCTTGTTATTTCTATTGCTTTCTCTTTCGGTGTCATAACTCAAACTCTTTTAAATATAAATCAATAACTCTTTTCGTCTTTTCTAAATCTTCTTTGAACTGTCCTTTTTTGCGACATCTTACAATCCTTTTAATGCAATCGAATTCATACGCATTCAGTCCATGATCATGTGCAAACTTATAAATACTTCCGTTTGTGTTGTCGTAGTGTTGGTCGGTTTTGAATGCTTCCGACTCAGTTAATTGGTATTCGGAATTAAATGTAATCCCGTCTTCCTGTACAATATAATACCTTAAAAAATCCTTTTTAATTGCTGAATGATAACGAACATACTCTCCTTTATTATTAAAGTAGTTGTAATTAATATCTGAATCTGTTATAGCCGTTATTACAGCATAGCCGCCAATTATACCTTTACACTTATCTCCTACTCTCATCCTTTAAATTTTACTGGGTACTTGTGTAGATAAAGAAAAACTTTCTCAAGGTCTGCAATACGTATGCAATTCCCGTCTTTATCTAGCACTCTAATTTGTTTAATTATAATTCCTTTATCTGGAGAATATCCGAACTCAGATATCTCCAACGAGTGAACTTTCGGTGGTTCTAAATCCATAACTTTAATCAGTAATTTCAGATTCTCGTTCATCGAATTCCATTTTCGTTTGATTGACACACATATTAGCATATCGATCGTATCGATTTTCTAATCCTTGTTCGACCACTTTTAAGCGACGAATTTGCTTTCTAACTTCTGTTAGTTCGGAATGAGTAGCTGTCGTTAGTTCGATCAACTCCTCCTCGGTGTATTTACTTACTTCCATACATTGGTAATTTTAATTTGTTTCTTAATTCAATTTGTCTTTCGGGAAGCAAATATATATCTTTTGAGATAAAAATCCCATCATTTGTGATATTAATATTATTTTCCATGTGCTCTATTGCTTTATAGATATCATAAACGCTCTCTGCAATAAACACTAAAACGCCCTTCTGAGTCATCTCTGGGATCGTTTTCTTCTGATGATCAGTTAAATATCCTCTCGGCATTTTTAACTCGATACCGAAATACACAGTGGTAAAATTGTAGAACGCTGTATTATCAGGAAGACCAGCTTTGGAGCTGAAATGAATCCAACGACCATCTTTATACATTTTGCCAGAGTTCTGTCTCCACCAAAAGTACTGAGTCTTATCTAAGAAATTATTCGCGTCCTCTTGGAATTCGGCTTCATTACAGTAAACCTTCCCATCGTATAAATCAAGCAACGAACCAATTCTCTTTAGAAATACCTTTCGTTCTTCCGTTATAACTTTCGCTCGTTCTTCAACATCGACATCAAAATTTAACTCTCGATCGATCACTCGTGAAATCTTTTTACCGAATATCATGTGACGACGATCATCCGGCATTCCATGCTCTTCGATATTCCCAGCGCAATCCAATAACACGCAGTCTGCTTTTCCGTTAGCAATCGACTCTTCGATCGAATTACCTAACAAACGAATTCCCCTTCCAGCACATTGAATATATTTCTTCCAACTCTTTGTAACTGTTGCGAAGATGATACAAGATACCGTTGGATCGTCAAACCCAGCTGTTAAAATTTCGATCGAAAGCAAGCCCTTTAGTTCGCCACTAGCAAACATCTGCATGAGCATCTTTCTGTCTGATACTTTTGTTTCAGCTGAGATAATTCCGACTGGTGTGTTTGCTTGTTCGAACATTCTAGCGAGGTCCAGACAGTGCTGCTTATTTACCGCGAAACAGATAAACTTTCTTCCTTGACCGAGTTTTAGATAGCTGTTAACGATCGATTCGTTGATGTCATCTTTGTTAATTACTTTCTCAAGATCTTCCTCAACAAAGTCCGTTCCTTTGGAATTCATTCGAACAGATGAGGTATCGATACTCATTGGGGCATATACATCAAATGGTGTTAGCCATCCAAGCTTAATCAAGTCTCCAGTTTGGTAGTCGTCAACAATTGCCTCGAATCCTTCCAGTAGGAATCCACGATCATCAAGTGGCGTAGCCGACAGTCCGATGTAAATTGCGTCAGGATACTTTTCGAAAACAGACTTGATTAATTTGGACTCATATCCATAATGGACCTCATCTAAGATGATTATGTCTGGATTTTTAACTTCCGTATCAGCGAGCAATGTTTGAAGTGTGGCTACGATTAGATTGGCATCGGTGTTCTTTTTATTGCCTTGTAAGTAACCAGGTTTCAAGTCATCGAACTTTTTAGCGGACTGTTCAGCGAGCGTTATTCGGTGATTCGTGAAGAGCACTTTCTTGTTTCGTTCTAGCGCACTTCGGCAGATTTCGTAAGAGAGAATTGTCTTCCCAAATCCAGTTGCTGCTACCACAAGAATTTTCTTTTTTCCTTCAGCAACGTGCGTCCTTATTTTATTCAGAACGATCTGCTGTGGTTCTCGGAGTTGGTATTTCATATTACTTCTACATGATTAAAATTGATACACTTATTTTGAAAAGCAAATATTCTTCCTTCAGCTTTTTATTGCTTTGGCACAACTGATTGTATTTGTTATTCAGTTTATTATACTTTTCTTCTTGCTTTTGTTTTGCAATCTCAAGCCATCGTTGTTCGTATTCTTTTTGCTTTTGTTCTTTAACTACAAGTCTTTCTTGTTCTATTCTCGGTAGCTTGTAGTTAATTTGCTCAATAGAAGTTATGTGCCAAGTTAAACATTTATCACACAAATAGGATCTGACTGGTTTTAGTTTTCGTTTTGAAGTTTTGTTAAGCTTAGAGATATACTCATCAGCATATCTCTCATCGCAAAACGAAACTTTTTTACAAGTTGTCATAATCTTACTTTTTAAATAAATCGCCTTGTTCCGGCATTTTAAAATCAAATCTAATGGTCTTACCTACAGACGTTCTACTGTGATGTGGTTTCGTATTATACATAAATTCACCCCATTGATCAATCCATTGGTAGAACTTTTTCTGCGGAAGAGTGTACCTACCTCTAATACCGTAATCAGGATACTGATTCGTGAAATCGTCATAAAGATTAGACGCTGTATGTTCCGTATTAGCGCGAGTCAGCGTGTTATTCTTATCGGAAGCCCACTCGTAGAAGTCCATAGAAGTCGCAGCAATAAAGTGACGCTCCTTCAAGTTTTTGAACTTACTTTTCATCAGTCCTTTCGATAGATACAACTGTAGATTTGAAATCATGTAGTTGTCAAACTTCTGCCATTCACAATCATCCCACCCTGAGAATAGCTGATGACCAAACTCATCCTCTGGAGTGAAGTTCTTATTGTAGTGCTGTGCGAATTCCAATTCCCATTTACGTCTGTCGAATGAATTCCCAGTACCTTTGATCGCGTAGTTCGTTGTAATTACAATCTTCGGAGAGTCTTTAAACGGAATGAATATCTCGTCCTTGTTCTTTTTCTCCAACGTAACTCCCTCAGTGATTACTGGGAACAAACGCTCGAACTCGAAGTTCTTTGTAACGTCATCAAATGTTAACAATTGAGTGTCAGCTGATACGCGTTGATACGCAAATGATTTGTTAAAACTGAATCCCTTTCCGTCGATGATTACGTTCTTTTTGATCTGAGATACCGCATGCATGTAGATACCTTTCCCTGTACCTCCCTCTGGATTATCGGAAATAACTTCGTCGTTGATAATTACTGCTGGGCAGTAGCCTGACGGTTTGTAACTATGCATAAGGTACCCAGCGGTAGATTCAATCGAATGAACCCTGTCTTCTTCTCCTCCACCGATCCTATTGATGAACTGTTTAAATACCGCGTTCGATCCATCAGCCTTAACGAAATTTCGTTTAATCTTCTGATTCTCCCATACGAAGCCCTCGATGTCCATATAGTCGATCGTCTCATAACCATTTTTAGTGACCTTAACCGCGCAGTTTTGGTAGTATAAGTATGCCACCTTTTCATCGTCACGCACGAATTCCGGTGTAATTTCTGAGAGGAAGGATAAATGGTCTTCTTTAAACAATTTTGTTTTGTCTGCGAAGTAATTATAAATTGATCGATCATCTAATTGGTATAAGTTTTTTAATACAGTAGTTTTGATCATGTCTTCCGAAATGTCGCATATCGTATTGTTGTTCACGTTTACGAATACAAAGTTCTTACTGCCAGCTGGATAGTATTTGTAATACCCCAAACTTTCTAAGTACTCCTTGTACAAGTGGTTGACATGCTTTACTGCTCCCTTGTTGTTCTTAATCCAGAACTCATGCTCATTGTTATCATCTGCAATCTGCTGAACTACATCTGCCGATACACCTTTGGTCATAATAATCAACTCACTTGTTGGTGTACCTTGCTTTGATAATTCCTTTATGGCGTTCACTTTTTCTGTGTCCTCAAAGAACTTACTTCCGAACGATGCAGCATCCTTGTATGCAGAGCGAATGATCTGAAGAATTTCAGTTTCTTTACCACCTTCATCGTACATTAGTACTACTCGTCTGGCTTCTTCTTCTGGAACCCCGAATGCGTTAAATGCGGAAGAAAGAATGAACAAGTTATTGTTCTTCGCTCCAGGTTCCATACCATGTTCGCGTTCCCACCAAATAATTAATCTGCGAACTATCTCTGTTTGGTCCTCAAGTTTTATCGTATCACGAGAAGTCTTAGCGTCGAACATCGTATGCTCTTCGACATTCATCTCGGTCCACTCGGTAGAATCTTCGTTGACGTAAATCTCTGGGTCATACGACTCGTAACATACTCTACTGATATCTTTACATGACTTATCGAACTGTTCAATATTGTAGTGCTTTTCCAAAGACAGAAAATAATTCTTGTGGTTAGGTATATCTTTGGGTATTTTTACAAGTACTTTTAAGCCATCTCCAGAAGGAGAAGTAAAGACAGCGTATGAATATTCATCCGCGCAGAGTTCGTATCTGTAAGACAACATATCAAGCTCTGATTCAAAACCATCGAAGTCGATGCAAATGAATCCAGAATGCTCAACACAATGATCGATTCCACGCTTGGTGAATTTACCACTGAAACAAATTGCTGGTAGTTTTTTCTTTAGAACGTTTCTTTTTGCTTTGTCCTTTTCGCTGCGAATTTCTTCAATAAGAGGAATAATAGTAGAGTTACCATTTCTGATTCGTTCTATAGCATGATTAACATCTTTGAAGAACGGTACGGAAGTGTCTGTAACTGATTTAAAGTATGTTATCATTTGTTAATTTTAATTCGTGTAAATAGTGCGAGATTCTGTTAAAACCTCGCACTTTTGTTTTATTAAGTGTTTAAGAATTTCTCAATATGGTTTAAATGTTTTTCTTTAGAGTCTAGTGAGGTTCCATCTAATGTATTAAATATAAGATTATCCATATCCAAAACCATAGTCTTGTGTATTCTTTTATGTATTCTTTTATTTAAAAATATAACATCTTCAAGATACTCATCTTTGTAACACCAGTGATGCAACTCTATCGTACTGTCGCATTTAAACTTCCTTCTTAAATTCTTATACTTGCTGCTTCTAGTCCAAGGTTTATTTACATTTAACTCTTTTTGCTTTTTATTGTAACTAAGTCTCTTGTACTTCTCTCTTTGTCTAGCTCTTTCGTTTTCAACAAACTCAGCATCATTAGATTTGATATTGTAGTTTGTGATTGAGTCCTTTTTGTTGCATTCCTTACATTTGTTTAGATAACCATCCTTCATTTTGGAATGTTTGTAATATTCTGAAATCTCCTTTTCAATATTACACTTAAAACATACTTTTTTCATGAGTCAAATATAGTAATTAAAAAGGAGAAATCAAAATATTAAAAAGGTTAATTTAGTTTTTATTTACGAGACACTATAACTCTTCATTAAAAGGTAAATCATCGTCCTCAGCATCTGCCAACGGATCAACTGGTGCTAATGGTGTTGGAGTTGGTGACATAGGAGTTACACCAGACGCGCGCTCAATTCTCCATGCTTCCAATGTGTTGAAGTATTTCACTTCTCCAGTTGGACTTTGCCACTCACGACCGCGTAAATTAAAAGATACTTCGACTTGATCACCTACTGAATAAGCATCCAATACACTACATTTGTCTTGTGTGATTTGGAACATGATATCTTGAGGATACATACTTGAGTTGTCTGTTACAACGAAATCTCTCTTTGAAAATTTCTCTGACACTTGGTTCGTGTCTGCAATCATTTTGATTGCTCCTGTTAATTTAAACGACATGTTTATTTTGATTTTAAATTTACTTGTTTAATAGCCCACTGCTTCCAGTTAGACAGTTTTTCAATAATTTCTGCTGTTAATTCATCCTCAAATGGAGGCTTCGAGATTTTCGCAGAATTAATCCATTCGATCAGCTGATCAGCTTTCGGTTCTTTCGCTTTTTGTTGCGCTTCGAAGTTCGCTTGATCGATCGCTGCTTGTCTCAAATCAGATAACGCTTTCTTATAAGCTTCTTCCGGAAGATTAATTGTCGCAGTGTAATCACGAATGAACGAAATATACGGAGCCAGTTCTTTCGATCGAACGTCCATCAGTGCTTTAATTCGCTCGTCCTCAGCTCTCTTTTCAGCGATGTACTTTTCTTTCTTTTCTTTCGCTTCTTTCAAGAATAGTAACTCTTTCTCGAACAACTCATCAGTCATATCCATTACTGCTTGATAGTTCTGGATAATCTGCATGTACGGAGCTAGCTTCTCATTACGCTCTTTCGTAACTTTCGCTTTTTCTTCTGCTTCTTTTTTCAAACGTTCTGCTTCTAATCGAGCTGCTTCTTCTTTCTTTTCGTGGTCCAATTTAGCCTGTTCTGCATCTGCGATCATTTTATTGAACTCATCATCAGTCGTGTCGATCGTGACATTTGATTGATAAAAGAAACTGTACGGAGCAAGTTTTAACTTTCGATCGGTGAATACTTGTTGCTTTTGTTCGGATTCAATTCTTTTTCGCTCTGCTTCCGCTTCAGCTGCTTGCTTTGCTTCGAACTGTAGTTTCAATCCATTTAAAAACGTATCGAACGTTGTATCGTCCATCGTTCCAAGATTCAAACTCTGACCGTCCATACCATATTCAGCAGTCTTAGCGCAACGTTCTTCCGCAATTTTCGCGATACGTTCAGCTTCTTGCTTCTCGAAATATGTCTCAACTTCTTTCGCTTCCTCTTGTGTTAGTCGTGCAAATCCATTTACTGCACCATACAACGAATCGATGAATCGAGTTTCGACAAGAATCAACGCTTTATCTTCTGCTTTTTTCTTCTCAGCAAGCGCACAGATTTTACCAAGATCAATTCGAATACGTTTAGCGATCGCTACATCGTCTTTATTTCCCTTCTGAAGAACTTTCAGCTTGTTTGCTTGCTCTTGTGCATCCAGAACAAATTGCGTGTATCCTGATGCAATTTTCTCAGCTTTCGTTATGGCAATACCGGACTCCTTAACTTTGTCCGATATTACCGATGGTAGTTTGCTCATTTGTTTTTATTTAAAAGTAATTGTCTGTATTCGTCAGCGTATTTGTTCGCTGCTGCAATTCTACGGTTCATGTGTGCCGTGTGCTCGTCCGTTAGTTCTACCTTAACTTCTGTGTAACGTAAGTGATCAGGAACGTCCGACATGTCGTGTAAATCATCTGGCTCATCATCGTAAATCAACTCTTCTGGAGTATCTACCAGTGTATGTATCACGCGACCTTTCTTCCAATCGTTTGTTTGAGTCATTCCGTTCAACATATACAAGTACGCTCTAATCTGCCAGTTGTAAAGTTCACACTCAGAATCTGACGGGAAATCTGGCATCGTGGCTTTGGACCATTA